TAGAAAAACATTTTTCTTTGTATCTTTGGGAATTTTGAACAATGAAACATTATCACATGATGCAGTTCAAGAGTCAATGATTAAAATATGGGACAATCGAGCAAAGTATAATTCAACAAAAGGAAGGTTATACACTTGGATGTTAAAGATAGTAAGAAATAAAACTATTGACGTTCAAAGAGCATTTAACACAAGAAATTTTAAAGAGGATTCTATAGACGATGCAAATCATGTTGTACACATCTCGTCTCCATCTGAAAGGAATTTTAATTCAATGTTTGTGAGACATCATGTTAGGTCATTAAAATTCAAATATCAAAGCGTTATAAATGCATTGTTTTTTGAAGAGTTGTCACAAGAGGAAGCTGCTGAAAAATTAGACATTCCATTGGGAACTGTAAAGAGCAGAAAAAAGATAGCAATTAGAGAACTTAGAAAAATATACGAAAATGAAATATAATATAAACGTTGGAGGAACTGAAATAACATTAGAGCATGACGATTTAGATAGGAATATCAATATTGATGACTTAACTAGAATTGACTCTTCAAATATATTTGGGGAACATACAACAATTAGTACAGCAGTGGCTCGAATAGGTTTATTGAAATCTGAAGTAGAAGCTAGAATGGCAGAAGCCAAATTGGAATACAAACTTTATGAAGGAAATTATAAATCTAATTTAAGGAGTCAAGCATCTAAGAATTCCAACAAGTACAGCATTAGAGTTGGCAATGAAGATGTTGAAGTAAAGTTGACAGAAAAATCATTGGAAACTTGTTTTGAAGTGGATGCAGAATGGTTGAAGTTAAAGCGAGCATTCATAACAGCGGAGAAAAATTTCAATGCATTGGACGTGTTATATTGGGCATGTCAAGATAAGTCAAGAAAATTAAATGGCTTAGTGAATGGAACTACTCCAGAGGAGTATATTGCAGGAATGGTTGAAGGTAAAATAAACGGAATTTTAATAAAAAAATAATGAAGACAACAAATGGAAACTCTCAATTGAATGACAGTAGAGAAGGAGTGAATAGTAGAGTGAGCAAACTTAAAGGATTAGGAAATACTTTTGGAAAGCAAGTAAGAAAAAACAGACGAAATATAAACATCTAAAATTAAATTATGGAAATTGAAATTGAAGATTTTTTAATTAGAAAGAGTGAAGGTATAAATAAATTTGATTTGTACAGAATAGGAATAGCGAAAAAGGGCAAAAACATAGGAGCTAAAACAGAAGCTGCAGAGGCTTATGGAATATCTTATGAGAGATGCATTCGCATTATAATTCATGAACTTAATATGAGTGGAGAAGACTTGGTTAATATGAATGAATTTTTAGTAAGGTTTGAAGCAATTTCAGATAAAGTATTAGAAAAATTAAAATAAATTAAAAAAAGCTTGCAGTTTAAAAAAAAAGCTGTATCTTTGACAAAAATAATGTAGACCCAAGGCAATCTATGTTGAACTTAGAAAAGTCCTTATAACAACAAATTATTAAAAATAAATATTATGGCAGGATTAGGAAGTGTACAAGTAAACACAGGAGTATTTTTATCATTAGCAGGAGGATTCATTTGGAATCGTAAAATCCAAGAGGGTGGAGATAATTACAAAACGCAGAAGTTCACAAGAAAAGATGGAACGGAAGGAGAGCGCAAGGGAGGGCAATATGCAGACCTTACAGGAAAAGTTGTTGCATGTGAATTCAAAACTCATGACGAATATGGGGAAAGTGTAAATGTTACAGTAGAGGCAAATGGTGAGAGCTATATTGTTTCAATATCTACAAATAACAGATATTCACAAGACATGATGAAGGCACTATTGAAAATGGATTTCAGTGAAAATGTGTACATGAAGCCTTATGACTTTACAGATGCTAAGACTAAAAAGAGAGTCCATGGAATTTCTTTTAAGCAAGGCGGAGTTAAGTTGGAGATTCGAAACGACGATGCTCCAAGCAAGGAAAAAGAATGGTTTGGAACTGCATCAAGAAAGGAAATGAAAAGATTTTTTGAAGATTTGAGTGATTGGTTCGTGGCACAAGTTGAAGAGAAAGTTATTCCTCAATTGTCAAAGGCAGTGCAAGCTCCAAAATCTGGATTAGGTACTTCAATTGAATCTACACAAGTTCAAGAAGAGCCAACTGCAGAAGCAGAAGCTCCAGTTGCAGATGCATCAAAAGCAATTTCACCAATCAAGATGAAAAAAGCTTTGAAAGAGTACATTGCAGAAAACTACGGAGATGAAACGCTTCCAAAGTTATCAAAAGAAGATTTGAAAGTTTGGTATGAATTGTCATTGGATTCTGAAGAGCTTCCATTTCCTGAAACTGTAGGAGCTGCAGAAGTAAGCGATGGAGATTTGGATAAAGAGATTGACGCTTTATTAGGATAATCAAATAAAATAAAAAGTACCATTTTTTATAAGTGGTACTTTTTTATATTATGAAATATCCATTAGCGATAATATTCAATGATGTGCATTTGCAGAATGGGAACGAAGATGCAGTACTTTCCAGCGTAAAACACATGATACAAGTTGCAAATGAAAGGGACATAAAAAGAATCCTATTTGCAGGAGATTTATTCCATTCAAGGTCATTTCAAAGACAAAGTATATTGTTAACTTTGGATAAGATTTTGAATCTATTTAATGAGAATGGAATTTGGGCAGACTTTATTCCGGGAAATCATGATAAAACAATCTATGCAAGTCATGATTCTTTCTTAGATACTTTTAGACATTATCCAAAATTTAAGTTGCATTCTAAAATGACTGTAATTGCCATTGACGATGTTGAAATTACTATGTTACCATTTTTTTCAGATGACATGTTAATTCCAATGTTGGAGGATGCAGATGGAACGGATGTTTTAATTAGTCATTTTGAGATGGCAGGTTCTACACATTTAGGAAGGTCAAGCGAGAAGACTTCAATAAATCAAAAGCTATTGAGCAAATGGTCTAAAACTTATTTAGGACATTATCACAATTGGCATGAGATATCAAAAGACATAGTACATCTTCCATCATTTATACAAGATGGATTTGGTGAAGATTCTAACAAAGGATTCTCCATATTGTACGACGATTTGTCTTATGAAATAATTCAAGGACGTTTTAAGACGTTTAACAAAGTTTCTGTCAATATTGATAAGGTAGGGACAAAAGAAATCAAGGAGCTAATAGAGCTATATAAAAATAGTTCTAATGTGATTAGATTTGAATTCACAGGAGACGAGTCAAAGTTAAAAGCAATAGATAAATCTTTATTCAATAACACAGGAATTGACGTTAAGATAAAGTATGAAGTAAAATATGACTATGACAATGAGGATTTAACTCCTCCTTCAGTAGTTGAAAAATACGATAAAATTCAAGTTCGTGGAACTTTCAAACAATTTTGTGAGGACAAGGGACTGGAATACAATAAGGGCATAATACTCTTAGATGAATTTTTAAATCAAATATAAATGTCAAAAGGAAATAGAGCCATAGCAAGTGCAATTGCAAAATTGGACAAAAGATTTGGTGAAAAAGTAGTTATGAAATTTTCAGATGCTGCTCTCGATGTTGAAACCATTTCATCTGGAAGAGGTGATTTAGATGTGGCATTAGGTGGAGGATATGGCAAAGGAAAGATAATTGAAATCTTTGCAGAGTCAGGTTGTGGAAAAACCGGTCTATGTTTGGAGGCTGCTGCTGAAGTTCAAAAGAATGGAGGAGTAGTTGCAATCATAGATGCAGAACATGCATTAAACACAGAATATTGCCAACAAGTAGGAGTCAAAGTGGAAGATATTTATATCTCACAGCCTTCATACGGTGAACAAGCTATTGAGACAATAAGAGCATTGATTGAAACTAATGAAATTGACTTAATAATAGTTGATTCAGTTGCAGCATTGATTCCAAGAGCTGAATTAGAAGGAGAAAGCGGAGAAGCTAAGATTGGACTTCAAGCGAGATTGATGTCACAAGCTATGAAGCTAATTGCAGGTCCTGCAAGTGATACAGGAACAACAATTATGTTTACAAATCAATTAAGAAGTACTATTTCAATGTATGGACCAGCGAAAGCTCCAACAGGAGGAAAGGCTTTGAAGTTTTATGCAACACAGCGACTAGAAGTTAAAAGCAAAGGACAATTGAAGGAAGGAGAAGATGTAATTGGATTCAAACAATTCATTAACATTGTTAAGAACAAAATATCTCCTCCATTTAAGACAATTGAAAATGAGATTGTATATGGAATCGGAGTTGACACATTTAATGGAATGGTTGAACAACTAGTCTTCGAGGAAATCTTGGAGAAAAAAGGAGCATGGTTCGCATATAAAGGAACTAACATTGCTCAAGGAGTTAAGAAGCTTAGAGTTGTATTTGAAGACAATCCTGATTTAGTTGACGAGTTGAAAGCAATTTTAAAAAAGAAGTTAGGCAAGTGATAAAACATTAAACATACATGGGATTGAGATGCACCATGGTCACAGCAGAAGGGCAAGGAATTAATTTTCTTTGCCCTTTTTTGTTAAAAAAATGTTAAAAGCTTGTAGGAACTAAAAAGGTTGTGTATATTTGTACAACGAAAACAAACAAACTTTAAAAACAAACATTATGAGATTCACAGAAATTAGAAAAAACTTAGAAAACATTAGAACAATTGGAGAGTTCACATTCACATGCGGACACAAAGTTGTAAAGATTTCAGCATTAAAAAATGAAACATCTTCTGTAACAATAGAAGTTTCAAAAGTAAGTGGAGGAAATATTAAATCTGTAGGAATTGCACCTGAGATAGTTAGCGAGTTAGTTGGAGATGGTGGTAATGATTTTATGACAATTGAATTCTTTAATGCAAATTCATTAACAAGTCAAACGCATAGTTTATTACTAATGCAAACAAAATAATAAATTTAATAATGGGGACGTAAAAATCCCCTTTTAAAAAAAAACAAAAATAATTAAAGAAAAGCTTGCAAGTTAAATAAATAACCTGTATCTTTGAAAAAACAAACAATAACAAACAACAATTTAAAAACAAAAATTATGAAATTATTTATCAATTTAGAGTTACAAGTAAAAGCAATCCTTATTGCAGCAGTAGTATTTGGTACAGTATTTACCACAATGATTTTAAATCACGGATTCACACAATTTTAAATAAAAAACAATTATGACAACAAGTACAAAATTATATTACGAAAAAAGAAGCATTGGAACTCATGATGGAATTCCTACACACATCATAGAGTTTGACCAACATGAAGGAACAGGCGTTGAATATGATTTATTTGAACTATCTGTTAGAGGTTATCAAGTGGGAGATATTATAAATGGAGTTTACAGCATAACGGAAGAGAAGTACAAAAGATTCAAAGATTTATTTGATGAAAAATTTACGGCTTCAGTTTGGAATTCTTATGAAGATGAAGATAAAGTAATATTTGATGAAGCTGCAAAATTAGCTGAAGTATTTGACACATTCAAAGATGACACAGATTTCTGGAAAGCAGTGGGAGATTTAGTTGAAGTAGATGAGGAGAAAGTATTTACTCCAAAAACAGAATTTTCAGTAATGCACGCAGATTTGCAAGTTGGAGGATATTCTGAAAGAACTACTTCGGAATTAATCCAATTTTTATGTGACACAAAAGCGGACAATCAACATTTACTTATTTATAATTCTGAAGGTGAAATTTCTGCCATGATAGATTCAAAAACATTAAGAGAGTCATCATTTGAATTTAAAGCAATATGAAAGTAGGAACTAAAGTAAAGTTCAGATTTGCAGGAACGAATGAAGTAGGAGTGGTCGAAGGCAAAAATAAAAATAGTGGAAGTTGTTTGGTTCGAGGTGAAGACAATTATCTTTATCCAATTGAAGCAAGTAAATTAAAAAAGATTTAATATGTTGAACGAAAAAAAATCAGTAGACACAGAACAGGTAACTAAAAAAGAAGTTGAAAAAAAACTTCAAAAATTAGCGACAATAAAGCCACAAAGAGGACATAAACTTTTTGAGGTGAATAGTGAAACTAAGGAAATTACAGAAGCAGAATTTGAAATCTTGGATATCAAATATGAAGATGCGAGGGACAATAAACAAGTTAGAAAAAAAGTAATTTGTAAACCCGGACATATTTATGTATCAGCATTGAACAAAAAAAATGTAATTAAGAAACTAAATAAACAAAATTAAAATGACAAAAGCAGATTTAGTAAAAGCACATAAAGAAGGTAAAGTTGAAAGATTTTGCTTTGTAGATTTTGAAGGAAATCAAGTTTGGAGTAAAGTTCTGCATTCAAAATTTGAAGCAGATGTTAATTTCAAAACTTATAGAATAGTAGAGCAATGAGACTGGATAGAATCACAGCTAAGAATTTTCTGACATTTGAAAGTTTGGAATACGAATTTGAGAGGAGACCTTTGTTAATTCAAGGGTTGAATCTCACTGACGAAAAACAAAAATCAAATGGAAGTGGAAAATCCGGAATGATGGCAATTATAGAATTTTGTATCACGGCTTCAAATAGTCGAGATGTTAAGGACTCTGAATTGGTATCTTATGGAAATGCAGAAGCCAATGTTGGATTGCTTGCATCATGTGACCATAGGAAAGAATCTATTCAAATTGATTGGACAATTAAAGTTAAGGGTTCAAATAAATTGAAAGTTAGTACATTTGATTCTACAGGAAAGGAAGATGAACTTTCATTCAGCAATGTCAATGATGGAAAGAAGGCAATTTTAGCATGGTTTGCAATATCAAAAGAAGATTTATTTAATTACTATTTAATAAATAATTCGAGATTCAAATCATTCTTTAAGTCATCTAATAAAGAGAAGGTAGATTTAATAAATCGATTTTCAGATGCAAGCATAATTGAAGGACTAGAAAAAATTGATAATTCTGTACTAGATTCAGAATTCAATTCACTTTCAAATGACATTGCAAAACTTGATGGGAAGGTTGAATTGGTTCAAGAGAATATTGCTAAAGAAAAAGCAAGAGATTTTGGTGCAGAGCTAAAAGAAAAATTGGATGAATTTAATGAAGAGGTTGAGTTTGAACTGGACGAAATTTCAGATTGTAAAGATGAGATTCTAAGTTGTGTAAATTATAAAAAAGCAGACGAGAGAGATTTGAAGAGTGAAGAGTTAAGGTTGATTCAAATTGGAAAGGAAGTTAATGCTAAGAATATTATATTGAAAGATGTAGTAGAAGTATTGACTAAGGCTCAAAAAGAAGTTTCAGATTTTAAAGGAATTGATAAAACAAAAGAACTTCAGGACATTACAAATGACCATATAGATTTAACGGACACAGTGAATCTAGAAGATGATAGTTTGTCAACATGGAAAACTAAATCTGAAAAATTAGAAACTTTGCTAGGAAGCATAAATATAAAATTAGGAGGAAGCATAACTTGTCCATCATGTACACATGAATTTATATTGGATGGAGATATTGACGAGTTGAATAAAAACAAAGTCCATGCAGAAAAAATGGTTGTACAAATTTCAACTAAAATTGAGGATTGTAAAAGCAGTATAAATGAAGCAGAACTTAAATTATTTGAATTAGAAGTATCAATAAAAGACCTAAGACAATTGGAGCAGGATAGTTTAGTTGGCAAAAGTAAATTATTAGAAGCATCTCAAGCAATTATGGTGCAAGTTCAAAATGCAACTACAGTAGTTAATAATTTAGATAGAGAATTTGTGGATTGTGAAAGCATGATTCAAAAAATAAAGTCTAAGATTGTAGAAGGGAGCGACTTAATGGAGTCAATTAAAAGAAAGGTAAAAGGTCACAATACAAACATTGCAGAATTTAAGGTCAAAATAAGCGATTTAAAGGCAGATAATAATAAAAGCCTTATAAGTACACTTAAAAATGATTTAAGTTCATTAGAGAGCTTAAAACAGACCAATTCTAAAGCATTGACAGAACTTGGAGATAAGATATATGAAAGGAATCAATGGATAAACAATTTCAAGCAATTTAGAATGTTTTTAGCAAATCAATCTTTGGATGCAATTGAATTCCATTGCAACAGATATCTAAATGATATGGGTTCTGATTTGAAAGTTAAAATGGAAGGTTTTAAAATGCTTGCAAATGGAACTTTTAAGGATGAAATCACTGCAAGAATTATTAGAGACGTGGAAAGGTCATTTTCGTCATTCAGTGGAGGAGAAAGAGGGAGATTGTTGTTTGCATCTATTTTAGCAAATAGGCACATGATAAATGCCACTCACCCATATGGAGGATTAGATTTCTTATCTGTAGATGAAGTATTTGAGGGAGTTGATTCAGTAGGGTTAAAGCATCTTATTAAGTCAGCTAAGACACTTAACATAACAGCAATGATAATTACTCATGTTTCGGATGAAGATGCATCCAGTGACGTGTTAACGATTGTTAAGGAAAACGGAGTGTCAACAATAAAACAAAACTAAAATTATGAAACAGATAACTATTACATTCAAGTCAAATTTAAGTACGAGTACTATCAGTCACTGGTTGAATGAAATGGCTGTTGAACGTATTGACATTTTAGGAGAATCTGAAAAGAATTCATTGGATTGGACAATAGGCAAAGCAAAATAATTTTAAACTTTAACATTTCCTTAACGATTTAATCTAAAAAGTATGTGTATATTTGCAAGGAACAATTAAAACAAAACTAAAATTATGAAGAAAGTATTATTATTACTAGTGGCTATATTTGCAATCAATATAGTAGATGCTCAATGGGTAACTCAAGGTGACCAGTTTGAAGAATCTTATGAAAGATTAATTTCAGAAGGAGTTCGAATAGGCAAAGAAAATACAAAAACTTTTATGTTAGTAAAAGCGGAGCATTTTGAAAACGATGAGTCCTTTAACATTCAATTCTTTTTCAATGATATTATAAAGAGAAATGACCATGATATCAAAACAGATGTAACAGTGCATTATTCAGAATGGACATTAGGAGAAAAACAAAATAGAGAAACTATATTGAAAGTTTTCTTTAATGAAAAGGATATGAGAATAATCTTTAGTAACCCTAAAGATGTTTATCCAAATAACTATTCTGTATTTCATAGGCTCTTGAAATACAACGATGTATTTATTTCATTTACACATCATGGAAATCAATATATAATAGAACTAGATAAATTATAAAAACTAAAATTATGGGAACGGATGAAGCATTAGCAAAAAGCGAGGACAATGACAGAATGAATGTCATTGGGCAAAATGGAAATGATGGAGAACATTATGGAACTTTTGGAATACACAATGTAACTTATGAATTAAATTCGGATAAAACTTTTGAATTAAAGGATGTTGTGGATATATTAAAAGCAATGAATTTGACTATTTCAATTTACCCAGGAGAGGTGAGGGAAGATGTTAAGAAATTAATTGATGGTGGATTCTTTAAAAAACAAGAATTATGAAAAAAGCATTTATAGGGTTTGACCCCGGAGCGGATGGCTTCATCACAACATGGACTTTGGAAGGTGGATATAAATTTTATTCAATGCCAACAGAACTTGAAGAGACCGGAACTATTTTGAAAAATGGAAAGCCACAAACAAAAGCGGTTTTTAGTTATTCAGGATTAATTGGATTAGCAAGTATTATAAGAGAGGACTTGATAGACTATAGAATCATTGCAGCAATGGAGCAAGTTGGAGGAAGAGGTGGTTGGAGTGCAACTAACAATTTCAATTTTGGATACAAGGCTGGATGTCAAAGAATGGTTTTAGAATTACTTAGAGCTGAAATTATATTTGTAAGACCTCAGAAGTGGCAATCATTTGTAAGGAAAGGATATGAATTAATTAAGAATCCTTCATCAAGTGGAAAGACTATGGTGGTAGATGCAAAAGCAATGGCAGAATTTATTGTGGATGAGGAATTTCCGCAAATAGATTTTAGAAAAACTGAAAGAGCAAAAAAGCAACATGATGGAAAGATTGATTCCTTCCTTATTTGCAATTATTTAATTAGAACATATAAAGACAAATAAATTATGAAAAAAGTTTGTATATTATTATTATTTTTACTATCTTTGTCAACATACGGGCAAGAAGCTTCACATGTTATTGATGAAGTGAACAAAGGAGATTACAGTGGATTGGAACATTTTTCTATAATTTCACACCAGCCAAGTGGAACAACATTTCCAGATGGAGGTATGAATACAATTATTGATGGAGTTAATCAAAATGATTATACAGGTCAATATTATACAGAAACTGAAAGATGGATAAGAAATTTAGATAGAGATTTGACACATACATTTCAACTTCAATCTAGATACACTCAACTGGATGGAAGCATTGTATTTTATTTATCTAATATAATTACAGTTGAAGGAGAAGCGGTTGACCCTGAGCCACCTGTTGACCCTGAGCCACCAGTGGTGCCAGAGCCGCCAGTTGAACCAGAGCCTCCATTTGAATATCCTTCAGATGGAATTGTTGATGGAACTACAATAATTGGAGGATGTGATATTCCATACAATTATATAAAAAGAGGTCAAGAATTTGTATTTGACAAATTGTATTTAAAAAGTTGTAACTTTATGTTACTTCAAGACAATTCAGTAATTACATTAAGTGGATTTGAAGGTAATGGAGAGGGGAGATTTATCAGAGCAGATGCAGGCGGTGGAGTTGAACATCCTGCACTAGGAATAGATAGAAGGATTGGAGATGTAAATCCAAAAATCATTCTAATTGGCCCGAGAATTAATGATGACCCATTTCCATTTATTTGGGATTCAAATATTGACATTATAGATAACAGATTTTAAAAATAAATTATGAAAAAATTATTAGTATTAATAGCATTTGTATTGACATTTAATGTATATTCGCAAGATAAAGTTAAATTGTCATTTTACCAAGATGCTAAATTGGCAACAATGAATGATGACCATGGAAATGAAGCATTCACTTTGGATTTTTTATTTAAGTTTAAGATGACAGGCAAGCAACAAGAATTCGGATACATGACAGTTTCTGCAGTTTTTGAGTATGCTGAAATTAAAGGATTATATAAAAGATATGCTGCAGATGTTGGATATACTTTTAATAAACTCATAGTTGATAATTTTGAAGCAACTGCATCCATAAACTATGGAATTCAAGACAGATATGGAAAATCATTTTTAGTATTGGGTTCAGATTTTGAGCTCGGATATAAAGTTACAGATAATGTAACTTTTAGCCTATTGGCTCAATTTGTAGAAAGGAAAGATGTAAGGTGGTTAAATGAATTAGAAAAAACTCCAATTCGCTTCAGTGGATTTATAGGAATAACATTTGAATTATGAAATTAGACAAAAAAGATAACGAGGTAAAGTTAGGGAAGACCATTATAAGAACAATAAGTCCATTAAACAGTTGGATAAGATTTGCAATAAATTTAAGTGCAATGATGGTGAGTTTTTATTTTAACAAGAGTATTTTATGGGCAATATTTCATTTTTTCTTTGGAGCGTTTTATTTAATATATTCTTTAATTATAGGTAGGTTCTCAGATGGAGGATTTATGGAAATTATAAACAGTTACATATAGTATGGAAAGTTTTGTGGACAAAATGGAAACATGTAAGTATTGCGGGTCATTAAATTCGCCCAAAAATATATATTGTTCGAAATGTGGAGCAATGCAGTACATAAAAAAGTAGATAATACAAACAAGGGCAAAAGGCTAAAAACTTTTTGCCCTTTTTCTTGTTTATTAAAATAATTTAATTATGAAAAGAGAATTTTATATAGATGCTTTGAATAAGACTGTAAATTTCTCATTTGGATTCGACAAGGATATTTCAAGTAGAATTAAAAACGCAGATAGGAATAGCAGATGGAATCCGGAATTAATGCTTTGGATTTTGCCTGTTAATCATTGGTCAAAGGACAACATAAAGTATATTATTAAAACTTATGACTTCAAGCAAATACCAAAGCCACAAGAGGAGGATGTAGATGTGACTTATGAAGTTATGGATTTAGATTATGCATATCTTCAAGGATTATGCGACTCAAAAGGATTTGCATATACACCAAGACAATATCAATTGGAGGCTCTAGGTTATGCAAGGGCAAAGGGAAATGTACTTAATGGAGATGACGTTGGATTAGGAAAAACATTTGAATCAATTCTATATGCAGAAACTTCAAATTTATTTCCATGTTTGGTAATTACTCCAGCATCGGTGAAAGACCAATGGAAAGAGAAGTGGGAGGAGATTTCAAACAACAAAAGAGAAGTAGCAACAATTCAAAGTAAGGAAACTAAGAAGAGGAAAAATAATTGGGATGCAGATGTGATTGTAATTAACTATGATATCATAGGAAAGAAGCAAGGCAAAGGAGCGACAGTTAAATTTCCAGAATTAAAGTCAATTAAGTGGAAATCCATAATATTTGACGAAGCACATTTTTTAAAAAACAAAACTTCAAATAGGTCAAAGGCAGCAAAAATGATTTGCAGTCCAGATGACTTAATTATTCAGATGCTTACAGGTACAGCAATTATGTCAAAGCCAAGTGAGATTTGGAATCTATTGAAACTTTTAAAAGTAGACCATTTAATTTCTGAAGACTGGTATCAATTTGTCAGAAGATATTGTGGAGGTTATCGAGGGAAGTTTGGATGGAATACAGATGGAGCAACAAATATTATAGAACTTAATAGGAAGTTAAGAGAAATTTGTTATATTCGCAGAGAGAAACGAGATGTATTGAAGGAATTACCGGAATGTACTAAGCAAGTCATCCAAGTTCCAATCACAAATCTAGTTAAGATAACTCATGCGGTTGAAGACTTCATTGGTTTTGTAACGGAGACGAAAGGCGAGGAAGCTGCAGAGAAGGCAATGGAAGCGGAGCAGCTGGTTCAATTAGGACAGTTAAGGAAATTATCCATTGAAGGTAAATTGAAGGCTATAGAGCAGTATTTGAAGGATTGGAAGGAGTCAAATGTTAAGTTGTTAGTATTTGGATTGCATAGGGAGCAATTGGATTATCTTTCACAGAAGTTCAAATGCCCATTGATTGCAGGTGGTACAAGTGCAACTAAAAAACGTCAAATCGTTTTGGATTGGCAAAAGAGCAAAGATGTATTTTTGTTTGGAAATATGCAAAGTGCAGGAACAGGAGTTGATGGCTTGCAAGATGTTTGTTCTAATATGTTAATATTAGAATTGCCTTGGAGACCTTCAGATTTAGTTCAAGCAATTGGGAGGCTCGATAGGTCAGGTCAAAACAATGCAACTACAGTAACTTTTTTACTAAGTGATTTTACCATTGATAAAGAAATGTGGGAGATGCTGAAAGATAAGGAGGAAGTAGCGGAAGCAGTAAATAAAGGAGTAGATATCAAAAAGCAGAATTCAGGGATGAAGGACGTAATGAGGAAAATATTTAAAACAAAATAATACCATGAGTAGAAAAGTAAGTGCGTATGAAGTAATAGAAAAAACTTTAATTCCAATATTTTTAATTTGGGTCATCTTTGCGTTTCAAACGTGGGGAATGATTGATTTCAATTTATTGAAAACTAGTCACAATACAGGACTCTATACTATAATTACAGGGTCATTTTTGCATGGAGACATTGGTCACATTGCAGGAAACACAATTCCTCTTTTAGTTGGGTTAGCGGTATTGGCTAAATATTACAATAGACACTATTGGAAAGTATTAATTGTTGGAACTTTATTTCCGGGAATTATAATGTATTTCACAGGGCACATTTCTTTGGGAATTTCAGGCTTATGTTATGCGGTAGTATTTTTTGTGATGGTTATGGGCATAGGCTCAAAGAATAAACATAAATTTTTAATATCAATAGTGATGTTTTTAATTTATGGAGGATTGTTAAAGGGAGCAACAACTTTAGCAGGATACAATGTTGCATGGCAATCTCATTTGTCAGGAATTATATGTGGAGTCATATTGGCTTTACAAGCAATTAGAAAAAAACGAAAAAAATGAAAAATTTATTATCTAAAATTGTAATAGGATTTGTAATGCTTATAATGGTTTTTAATCTTATAGACCTTACTTCTAATTATACTTTTGAACGAGTTGATGAAAAAGTTGAGAGGGTTGAAGTTGATTCAATTGAAGTTGAAGTTAAGTCAGTTGGAGCAAAAGTTGTGGCAACAGTTTACAATGCAGTTCCTGCACAAACTAATAATGACCCAGAACATACGGCTTCAATGTTTAAATTAGATTTATCAAATCCATACAAGCACAGAATAATTGCAGTTAGCAGAGACTTACTCATAAAGTTTCCAATGCATACTAAAGTAAAAGTGACAGGCACTAAGTATGATGGAATCTATATTGTAGAGGACAAAATGAATAAGAGGTTTGAAAATAGAATTGACCTTTTAATCAATTTGGACATGCCAATTGGAAAATGGGAGAATGCTAGTATAACGATAGTAAAATAGGTTTTTAGTAATACCTTACCTTAAGGAAATGTTAAAGAAGTGGTTTAGATGCGTTTTAAGCCACTTTAATAACTTTCATGCATAATCACAAGAGGGCAGGCGAGAAGAGGAAGCCATCGACTTTTTGCCCTTTTTTTGTTAAAATTTTGTTAAAAAGTTTGTGAGTGTTGAAAATATTGTTTACATTTGTACAACGATAAAAACTAAATATCATGACACATACAGAGCAACTAGAGAAATTTGAAAACACAGTAGGATTGAAATTACAATCTTCACATACTAGAGAATTTCACGGAGAAACTTTCTTTTTGAGAGTGCTAAGATGGGAATCTTCAAATAGAAAAAGTTGGGTTATGTGGAGTGAAAAAAATGGAAAGTTTCAAAGAGGAACTGAAACAGTTGGACACAATTTAAGCCAAGAGACTAAAGATTGGTTTGGACTTTAAAACAAAAATGATGAAAGAAATAAAAGAAGTAAAAGTATTGAAAGACTTGGAAACAAATCTTTGGGTCATCTTGAATGAAGATAATCTTCAAGTAGTGACAGACGAAAATGGAGAAACATTAAAGTTTGCAACAAATGCAGAAGCAGAAACGGAAGCGAGCGGAATGTTGGAAGTTTGGATATGTGTAAAAATTCATTTTCACCACAGATTTATAAATCATACAATATAATGAGCTATTTAAGACATGTAATTGATTATGCTTCATTAGGGTATGAAGTAAGTTTGACCAATGTATTTGGAAAGGAATCAATATTGATGGTGAAAAGATATTCACATCCAGCTGGTAAGGCTCTAATTTGTGAGCAGATAATTAAACACTCTGAAATGTTCGAAGAGGAAAAATGTAGACTGATTTTTGAATTCTTATATGCGGACATTCAAGAGCAAGAAATTTCAGGAAATTATAGAGAAAGAATGGATATAAAATTTGAAATATGAAAACAAAATTTAGAATAATTTACAACCATTTCGAAGACCAACATTATATACAATATCTGACGATGAGAAAGAAGTATCGTCTATTTGGAGAACTAGTGCCAATATGGAACTACATAACACAAAGAGATGAAGATTCATTATATGATTCATTCCCGAATCCCTCAACTCTTGAGCGAGCAACGTTTTATGAATTCTCAACAGCTAGAGCTTATTTAAGAGATTTAGAACAAGGTTTACAAGAGGATGAAATAAAGTTTGAAACAGAATTTTAATATGAAAACAATAATAGCATATACAGATGGCTCGGCTGTAGTAGTTGGCCCGAAAAAAGGGTGGGGAGGATTTGGAACTTATTTTCCAGATTTGTTTGGAGAGAGGAAAGCCTATTCATGCGGATATCAAGATACAAAAACAGGGAGGATGGAAGTCACTGCATTATTATATGCAATTAGAGCAATGCCTTTGGAAAGTGAGGAGAAAATAATACTAAGGGTCTATTCAGATTCAATGTATGTAGTTAAGACCTTCACAGAAAATAGAATCCAAAAATGGGTTGCAAAAAATTGGATTAGTTATGGAGCTGAAATTAAAAACGTGGATTTGTGGAAGATTGTACTTCATGAATTAGGTATTAGAAAATATCTGTTTTTAAATATGGTACACATCAAATCACATCAAGTTGAGAAGGAGAAAAATCCTGTAGCTAAAGCATATTTAATGCAAGACCCACACATAGTTGGAAATCTAGTAGCTGACAAATTAGCGGATTATAAAAGACATAAAAAATTAAAGAAATACGACAAGCAATGAGAAGATACGAAAAAGAAGATTTTGGAATTAAATTATTTATAAGATTAGTTGTTTATTCAGTAATTTTATTTATATTTGCATTAATAACATTTTAAATAAAATAAATGAAGGTACAGAAAAGAAATGGGAGATTGATTAATTTCAATCCTACAAAAATTACAGCAAGGATAAAAAAGATGTCCAATGGTTTAAGGGTTGAGCCTGATAAAATGGCAATTAAAGTCATTAGCCAAATGGCTGACAATATCACAACGGAGGAAATTGATACTTTGTGCATTGAGATTGCAGCATCAAAAGTTCCAACTCATACGGATTATAGTATTCTTGCATCTAGGTTATTTGTAACACAATTACGAAAATCCACTCCAAATACTTTCACAGAATCAGTGATTGAAGTACAAGTTGAAACGGAGGTTTTATCGTGGGAGTTTATGTTTTTTGTAGAGAGCAATGCTCAAATTTTAGATGAAATGATTGTTCAAGATAGAGATTTTGGTCATGACATATTTGGACTTAGAACTCTAGAGAAATCCTATCTTCTAAGGGGCAAAGAGAAGGCAGATGGAACGCAAGGAGATGTTATAGAACGTCCTCAATATATGTGGCTAAGAACTGCAATAGAAGTTGGAGGATTTGACATCAAAGCGGTCAAGGAGACATATGACCTAATGAGTGAGAAATATTATACACATGCAACTCCAACATTGTTCAATTCAGGAACAGAACTTTCACAATTGAGTTCATGTTTCTTATTAGCAAACAAAGGAGATGACATTGATGGACTATTTGACACAATCAAAGATGCTGCAAGGATATCTAAATTGTCAGGAGGACTTGGAATACATATTCATGATGTAAGAGCTAAAGGGAGCAGAATTAAAGGCACAAATGGACGTTCAGATGGTATTGTTCCAATGTTAAAGACTTATAATGAAGTTGCAAGGTGGATTAATCAAGGGGGCAAAAGAAAGGGAAGTTTCGCATTCTATATTGAGCCATGGCACGCAGATATATTTGAATTCTTAGAATTGAAAAAGAATCACGGAGCGGAGGAGCTTCGAGCAAGAGATTTGTTTTATGCAATTTGGAATAATGATTTATTCATGGAGCGAATTAAGGCAAATGGAGATTGGACTTTATTTTGTCCAAATGAAGTCAAGCGTTCAGGACATGAGCCACTTCAAGAATTAGTTGGAGAAGATTTTAGAATTCAATATGAGAATTTGGAGGTCTTGGGACTTGGAAGGAAGACAATTAAAGCAAGAGAATTGTGGGAGAAAATATTAGTTTCACAATTAGAAACAGGAGTTCCATATCTAGGAAATAAAGATAGAGTTAACATTGCATCAAATCAAAAGAATTTAGGAGTTATAAAAAGTTCAAATCTTTGTATTGAGATAAATGAATTTTCAAGTCCTGACGAGCAAGCGGTTTGTAATTTAGCATCTATAGCACTTCCAATGTTTGTTGGCTATTGTGACATTGATGGAAGTCCTTATTATGATTGGGATTTATTTAGAAAGGTTGTAAAGAGAGCTATAATCAATTTAGATAATGTAATTGATGCAAACTATTATCCAACAAAGGAAACTAAGAATAGTAATTTTAAACATCGTCCAATTGGACTAGGAGTTCAAGGATTGGCAGATGTATTCATAAAGTTTGGATTTGCATTTGATTCTGAAGAGGCTAAAGCATTAAATAAAGATATATTTGAGCATATGTATTTTTACGCTTTGGAAGCTTCAATGGAAATGGCATGTTCAAGGGGAGAGTATGATTCATTCGAAGGAAGTCCTGCATCTAAGGGAATACTTCAATTTGATATGTATGAGGAAACTCCAAATTTGAATCCTGATTTGCAATGGGAAGTTTTAAGAGCTTGCATCATGGAAAATGGATTAAGAAACAGCCTATTGATTGCATTAATGCCCACAGCGAGCACTTCACAAATTTTAGGTAATAATGAATGCTTTGAGCCGTATAGTTCAAATCTGTACACGAGAAGAGTTTTAAGTGGGGAGTACGTAGTTTGCAATACACATTTAGTGGAGGACTTAGAGAAGATTGGAATTTGGGATGACCAAATGAAAAATGAATTGATGAGAGATAATGGTTCTGTACAAAATATTGGCAGAATTCCACAGAATTTGAAAAATGTTTATAAGACAGCATATGAAATCTCGATGAAGTCAATTATTGACATGGCTGCAGATAGACAAAGATTCGTTTGTCAATCACAATCAATGAATCTCTTTATGGAAGGAGCTACAGTGCAGAAATTAACATCTATGCATTTCTATGCACATTCTAAGAAGTTAAAAACAGGAATGTACTATTTGAGAACAAAATCTGCAGTTGATGCAAAGAAGTTCACAGTAGATAGAGAAGTACTTTCAGAGCCAAAGGTAGAAGTTGAAATTAAAGCAGTGGATTCAAATGACTTCAAAGCAATGATTGAGCAAGGGAGAAATGCTGCAGATAATGACGAGGATTGTTTAGCTTGTGGAAGTTAAAAAATAAATGAAAATAAATTAGGAGGATTGAAAAATTCTCCTTACATTTGCAAAGATTAATAATAATTAAATAAATAAACATGAAAAAAGTAAAAGAGTATATTAAAACAATGGGATGGATGTTACTTCCTCCAACGTGGCTTGCATATGACAAACAAAAGCATGGAGTATTGGCAATTTGGTTATCAGTAGCACCATTTTTTATATTGTCCCAAAATTTCACAACATCACTTGTGGCAGCACCAATCATTTTTGTTTTTGCAACGGCTGTAGCATGGGGAATTGAATTTTATCAAAAATGGTTTACTAAGAATAGAGTATTTGAAGTAAAGGATGCAACAATTATGATGAAAGTGAGTGCAATAACATTAATTTTATTATGTTTATGGCAACTTCACTTGGGAACATTTACAATGTAAGTTATGACAAATAAAGGCAAATTAAAGCCTATCGGAGACAGGAAGCCTGACGAAATGATTAAAATGAAACAGTTTGCAAAAGAGATTAGCAAGCGGACAGGCTTCACAGTTTCGGACATTACATATGTTTGGAGAACAGGAATTGATATTATCATAGAGTACATGATACAAGGAAAGTCAATGGTTCTGCCAAAAATAGGAATGTTTTATCCATTCATAAAGCCTTCAAGGGAGGTTATGAGTATGAATGGTGGCATAGGAGAGCCAAAGAAAATGACTATGGCTGCAAGATGGGTTTTGAAGTTTAGACCCGGAGCGAGTGTTAAGGCTAACCTGCTGAAGCATCCTCCAACAGAAGAGGAAGTTGATAATTTATATGAAGATTAAATAAAAACAAATATATGGCTAAATCGAAATACGGAGGAAAGAAGATTAAATTTATTGAAGAGCAGTTGTGGAAAAATCCAAAATTGACAATTACAGATGCAACTCATTTAATGTGCGAGGAATTTGGATTGACATATACGGAATCCATGAGGAAATCAATTAACAAAAGACTAGTCAAGCAAGAAAAAGTGAAGGGAAGAGTTGTTGAATCTCCTGACTTTGCAAAGGCTAAGAAAAAGAAATTTGATAAGCGCAAAAATACATTTATTTTAACGTGGGCTCAAAATGCTACTCCAGTTCATGAGAATTTTTGGAATAACATATTAGCATACAAGGAAGATACAAATGCAAATTTGCATGTGATTGCAGGAAGATATAAGAATCCAACATCTAATTTCTCGATGAAAAATCAATCTGATGAATGGTGGGATGAAAAAGTCCTTCCTTATTTGGATGCGAATAGACACAACATCCATGAATTACTTCAAGTACTTTCAGATGTAAAAGTGCAGCCAACTGCAGCACAGCCACTAACAGGATTTAATGGTTTTACAGCATTGGAGTCTTGTATAATTGGACATCCAAGACAGCACTTGAAATCATTGCCAGTTTTGGAGGGTTATCCAAGTAAATTGTTATTGTCCACAGGAGCATGTACTTTATCGAACTACACAGACAGCAAGGCAGGTAAGAAAGGAGACTTTCATCATATGTTAGGATTTGTCATAGTTGAATTAGATGGAGACAACTTTCACATTAGACAAGTGAATG